CGAGATGAATCATAAACATGATACACCTGAATAACACCCGCAGTTCGATAAACGACAAGCGACCCGGCAAGGGCTTCCGGATAATTTTTTCCGGTAGCGGCGATTGTGTTTGTGTGCTGGAAATAAATCCCCGGCATTCTGTAATTGTTTAAATCTTCATTTACTTCGATTGCTTTCGCTTGATTGTTAAAAATCTCAGTTGAATCAATCACAACATCACTGCTCAGCGTGTGTCCGTTTATTTTTCTAGCAGTCGTCACACGCGTATTGACATTATCATTTATAATTTTAACCGCTTTACTGGTTGCTGCGATTGTTTCATTCGTTGAGTTAATGGCACTGCTTAACTGAACCTGACTCGTTTTATCAAGCTTCAATGCAAGTCCGTTATTGAGTGCGGCGTTTGTCGCGTAATCGCCAGCCGGTTGATAATGCCCTTTGGGTTGTAACTTACCTATTTCAGTTGTCAGTAATTGCTGACTGGTCACCAGTTCGGTGCTGCTGCCTGTGACTTGCGTGATATTGGCCTTATCGATTTTTTTATTCAAATCAAGCCGGGTTTGAACCGATAACGCATCGATTTTTTTATCCAGTACGGTGATTTCTGTATTCACATACTCACGTGTGGCTAACACTACTGACGGGTCAACCTTTAAGGTGACTGACGCTGTGTGACTGACAATCAGCACCATTCTGATTGACTGTGTGCGCCCCGAACCCTCGGCAAGCTGGGGTTTATACGTTTCAGGACAGTTTGCCACAGCAATTAAATGACCGTCCTTATCAAACAAACCTATCTCGCGTATCCACCAACCGCCTTCCGATTCAGGGATAATCTGTTCAGCAATCATTTGGTTTTTATTGTTATCATCAATAAAGAGTGTGTTAATCGCCGCCCGGCGCTTTTCAGCAATCAGTGTTGTTTGACTGCTATCGGGTGTGGGCAATGAACCGCCACCGTCACCCACCGCCATGTGGGTTAACTCAATTTTTGTACCAAGTACGGCGGCCTGTGCTAACAGGTTTTCACCTAGCTTGGTCAGTAATGCAAAATATTTCATGATGGGTTAATCCTCATTTCATCAATCAAGTGGAGTCCGACCCCTTGCACATCAAGGCCAGAAACAGAAATTAAAGGGGGTGTATAAGCGTAAACCGTCAATGAGTCACCGCTGTAGCTAGAGACACCACAATAACACTCACCGCGCGTTTCAAGCTGGATAATCAGTCCGATAAGGTGACGACTTGCCGGCTTGGCATCAAAAATTAGGGCCTCTAACTCTTGATACATATCCTCGGTAATGCCGGTATCTAACACACTAATATCAAGCCGGAATGTGCCGGGTATGTCGTTCATTTTCCACCACTCAACAACCCGAATTAAATAACCCAGCGGCTCAACCACACGACGCAATGCGCCAATGGTGCCCTTATGTTTATGAATGAACATGGCAGATTTAATCGCATCACGCTTGGCTTTCTCCGGCCATGCCTTATCCCAACGGTCAACACTAAACGCCCAGGCTAAATAAGGCAGTAAATGAACAGGGCATAAATCAGGGTGCCAGAGCTCACGGATAGGGACCGGCATATGCTCAAGTTGAGCACAAGCTTTTGCGGCTGCAATTTCAAGCTTAGATGAGCCAACAGGTAATAACCGACTATTCATCCGTCCCGCCTAGCGTCACGTTAATATGAGTACAGTAGCTGGCTTGTGTTTTATCTAATATCATATCGGCAGCCGGTTTTTTAATCTCAACGCGTTGCACACCCGGCACATGCAACGCGGCATAAATCGCACTCAACACAATGTCACGACCTAATCGGTGTTGCTGTGTGGTATAGCGCTTTAGCTGTGCCTGTGCCGCGTCGGTAATGGGTTCATATTCGGGCGCCGGATAGCAGTAAATCACCGCTTCGATGTCGTAATGCACAATATCGGCTGATAAAACGGTGACACGGTCTGCAACGGGACGCACATCCTCATCATTTAATGCGGTATTCACTTTTTTAATCAGATCAACCGGCGCTGTGCCGTCCCCCTCGCGTGATAACACCGTTACCGTCACATGAGCCGGTGCGGGACTCGTTACAGAGACATCCGCGACACGACCGTCGGCACTTAAGGCATGATGTTGATAACTGCCAACAGGACCCGCCACACTCAACGCCTCAAAGGCACCAGGGAGACGGACACGTAAAGCCGAGTCTGATTCATATATCGCCGGGATTGGGGGAATAGCCTGTTTATTACCGGGAAAAAGGACCAGGCGCGTAACGCCATAATTTGCCGCCAACTGATCAAGGTCAGCGCCCGTTGCAAAGGCAACCATTGAAGCCCGCGCCGCTTCATTAACCCGCTGGCGTAACATTAATTCACGATAACAATTTTCCTGTAATAACTTGACCAGGGGTTCAGATTCCAGCTCAAGCGTACGGGCAAGAGTAGCGCGTTGCTCTGCGGGTATCGCAGCAATGAGTGCCGCTTTGCGCTCAGCAAATAATACCTCAAAATTCAGTTGTTCAATCACATTGGGTGCCGGTAATACACTTAGATCAATCGTTGCCATCATTTACCTCACAGGAATAGTGGTTGTTAACGGTTGCCCGTCATTTTTTATGCATTGCAGGTAAAGCGTTATCGTCCCTTTTTCATGCCTGACGTCAATTTGCAGCAAATTGATGCGGGGCTCCCAGCGCAATAACGCCATGTAACACGCGCTCATGATTTTTAACCGTAACGACTTATTATCGCCCTGGTCGATAAGTGTCATCAATAACGAGCCATACTCACGGCGCATCACACGAGAGCCTACCGGTGTGATTAAAATGTCAGTAATACTCTGACAAATATGCGCATCATCATTAATGTATTGCCCTGTCTGTCTGCCTAGTCCGCTATACATCATTGTGGCCCATCCGTTTGACTGTCGCCGCGATGTATACCTCCATGTTGATGGGTATGCAACGTGATGCCATTCGATGTCATGCTGCCGCCTTTATGGATAATATTTCCACTCATTTCCCCACCTTCCACAACATTTAACGTGGCACAGGTCAGATTGTTTGAGCACACAACCTTGGGCGTATTGAAATTAATTTGATGACTGGCGTTTACAATGACCATGGGCGCGGTGGCATCAATGTCATGACTTGCATGAATGACCGCTTTTTTAATCCCCGTCACCGACAATTGCCCGGTTGTCGGTTCGTACTCAATCACGGCACCATCACTAAAGGTTTGATGCATCGCTTCGGGTGAGTGAGTAGGGGCATCGTGCGCCACGCTATACAACGAACACAAAATAAATGCGGTGGTCAGCTCACCACCTATTGCGCCAATTAATACCTGCTCGCCAATACTGGGCGCCCACCAGGCACAACCCGCGCCGGCGCGCTCAACTCCCCAGTGGATCCAGTCAGTCATATTTCCGCCAGTCCTGACACGACACACCTTTTTATCGACATCCACCTCGTCAACGACGCCGACCCGTAAAATATTGGTTATTAAGCGCTCAAGCTCATTAATGTTCATGTCGCCCTCATTAAATCCTGATAAATGATGTCAAGTAATCCAATCCGTTCATGGGGTGATAAGCTCAATAATTCACGCCTTGGATAGTGTGTTTTCGCCAGTTCGTTAATACTTCCGTTTAGCCCGTACTGGTGCTGGCGGGCAATCATGGCCGCCCGACCCTGAAAACCCACCACGGCCGCCGCCGGTGTTGACTGCATCCGTAAAAACCGGGCTGTTCGTAACCGTTGAAACATTGGGTCTGGCCGCCTGGTACTGCGCCGTGTTTCGGATAAATTAATCGCTAAAAATCGGTCAATATCACGACGATAAAATGACCTTAATGCACCGCGGCCTTCGTCAAATCCTGTTATCATTCGGCCATGACGCCCCTTCGTACTACGCCAGCTTCGTAACCGGCGCACCTCACCTTTATATAAAAATTCAACACTGTGTTTTGAGCGAAGGACTTTTGCTTTTCGCGCCGGGTAGGTTGACCCGTCAGGGTTTTTCTGACTGCGAATGCGTTTTTGCTGGTCGACTCTAATCGCTTTTGCAAGCCTGGCGGATAACCGGCGCCGGTAAGCCGGGCTGGTTGTTGAAAGCAACCGTGCCAATTCATCTTCTAACTGTGTAAACAGTGAATGTTCATCACTCACGACGTTCTCCTATCTTATCCGGCTGAAAAACAGGCTCCGGCAGATGTGTGACTACATCTTTACCGCCGGAACACTCAACAGTGACACGCTCGGTGACGTTCAAAACAATCAATATATCGGCGGTATCATTATCCAGGATATCGACATCAAAACGGATCCCCGCTTCGCGTTTATCCGGGTTAAATATCAAATCCGGTTGTTGCTCACGAACCCATGCCATCACCGGCAAGGTTAAATTATCAAAGGCGTTAGGGTAGTCCATGGCCAATACATTCAATTTGTAGCGGTACAAAAATGAATGGCTCGCCGTGCCGGTTGCCATCACCTGACCCTCGGTCACATAGACTTCCAGCGCCTCCGCATTTTGCTGAAAAAAGGGGTCGCGTTTAGTAATAAATTCTCTTAGTAATGTCGGTTTTAACATTCCCGCCCCCGATAATGTTCAATAGCATGTTATCGTGATAACAATATAACGCCTGATTCATGGTGTTAGCCGGCATTGCTTTTCAAGCGTTATCGCGCGCGCCTGCCAGTAATCTAATTTTGCCTGATCGCTTAGAATACCGGCTCTAATGTCATAAATAAGCTGTCCAGCTTCGCTAGAGAGTCGGATTTCACCTCCATCGCCCACGCTGGTGCTGCGGGAATTTCGATTTGCTGACAACTCGCAGGTAGCAAGACCGGATTTGGCGAACTGCAACCGTTTATGACCATCAGCCAGGGAGCGGCGAAGACGATTATTTTCATCAAGTGCATGGTTAAGTTTTCCTGAATATTCCGTATCTAATTGGGCCGCGGTGCGTTGTGCGGACTTCATCCGCTCAACTACCGCATCGCTGTATAATTTTGCGCTGAGGGCCATCGCGGCTATTGCTTTTTCATGGGTGGCTCGCTGTGTGGCAAGTGTTTTGTCGTAGTGCCACTTTCCAGCGATAACCAGGACAACCAATCCGGCAATCAGATAAGTTGAGATATTGCCTCTATTCATCATCAAGCCCCCAGCAGGCTAAAGCGGATTCCTGTTCACGGCGCGAAACTTGCCCGTAACAGCCGTTTTTCTGTCCTTTTGTTTGGCGGCAATCTTTACCTCCATCAAAAATCCAGCGTTTAATTTCCTGGCAAGCTCCTTTTTTGTCGCCGCGATTGAGTTTTTTATAAAATGTCGAAGAAAAACATTTACCGGGACCGATATTGTATGGACAGAAACTGGCAATACCGGCGACTTGTGCCGCCGTTAATGGCACGCTGACATGACGTAAAACCCAGTTAACCGCTTTTTCAGCCTCAATGTGATTAATGCGGCCACACTGCGCATCGGTCATGGTCATGCCTTTTTGTACCGGTTTACCGTCCACGCGTGTTACCCCCCGGCAGATTGTCCAGACACCGCCTGCATCCTGATATGCGCGCAGCCGGCTTCCTTCTTTT